ACACCTTTGTTAGTTGTGTAATTTTTTGTTCCTAGAATATCACTTGCTACATCAATTTTAGTGGTTGCAGTAGCAGTTTTAATTTGTAGTACACCATACATCGCTGTATGAATTCCACATTGATAATAAAGAGTGTTAGGTGCACTTGTTGGAATAGTAAATGTTACAGTTCCGTCATCGGTACCAGCACCTGTTACTCCATCGCTGTATATAACCGATGTGCTTCCGTCTGCGGCAACTCCACTTGGAAAAGGTTCGGTCATTATATAAAAAGGATGACCTGATGCTTTTATATTAAATTTGTAAGTGTTTCCTCTGTACAAAGTTATTATTGGATTTGTTTCTGATGGTTTATTAGAAAATACATAACCAGTCAAGGTACTTCCGTCTTGAGAAGTATTGTTAACTACAATTTCAGTAGTTGTATTTTGGGCAATTTCGCTTATTGGAATAGAAGTCAAACCGTTTGGTACCCAATAATATTCTCTATAATTAATAATCTTGTCTAAATCAACAGAAGGATTCCAAGAGTAAACTTTTTCTTTTGTTAATCTATCTTGATTATCAACAGGTGCGTTAAAATATTTTAATTGATTTAATAGATCATCATATGTTGCTGTGAACTTAACTTGGTCTTCAGGATTAATAGATGATGTGTCTTTATCAACATATGTTACTGCTGGTTCAAATTGGTATGCTGTTCTATCTGGAGTAGTTGCTTCTAAATATCTATCGCTGGCTGATCTTGTGTAGGCATCTAATCTACCAATGTAACCGTCAAGCCTTTTTAGATCTCCTTTTTGTATTATTGGGTCTAAAGTACTTCCTAAAAATCTTTGGTTTGAATCAGTTCTGTAATAACCTGGTAAATGAGCAACAGATCTTCTGTACGTAGTACCTGAATTATCTTTAACTACTTCAAATGTGTTTGTTGGATCAATTGAATTGTCTGCCATCGTTAGTATCCTGTACCACTACTTGTTCCTGAACCTGATGATGTAGTGGTGCTAGAAGATACTGCTGATGTCGATCTTGACGTACTAGTTGTTGAAGTGGTTGATGTTACAACTGTACCTGATGCTTGGAGTTGATTTGCTCCTATGGCATCTATTATCGATACATCATCAACGGTGGCCCCACTAATGAAAATTTCGTTTGCTGATCCGCCTATTTGGAATAATGATCCAAACACTTGTCCTGATTGATTTGGTACAATTACAACTGTCAATAAATCTGGTGCTAGTTGAGTATGTATGTAAGCGGCTAATTCTGTAAAGTAAAAAGTGTCTCCAAAATCAAAGTTATCTAATGCAAAGAATTCATTTATTGCTTCAATTACTCTTGTTTTGATTATTGCATTTGAAACATTTGTTCCAGCATTTTTTACAACTTTAAATGTTGCTTGATATTCTTCTTCTGATTTGGTACCAAATAAAATTTTGTATTTTACTGGGTGATAAATTATTTGATCAGATAGTCCTTTTAATGGATTTAGTGTTCCAGAATAATTAATTCTTAATTGATCTGATGTGCTAGGACCAGGTTTAGTTCCGCCTTCTTGTAACCAGGTTCTGAATAACTCATCATAATTTCTTTCAAGTATGAATAAATCTATTATGTTGGATACAGAAGGATCAATTCTAGTGTTTTGTCCTGCAAAATGTTTGTACTGGAAGTCAATAGTTGCTCTACCTAATCTTGCCGTATAATCAGTTGTTGTAACCAAAGAATTAGATGCTGATTCATATTTTTTAATTACGTTTTCACTAGCATCATAAAAATAAAATAATTGTCCATCTGTGTACGTTCCTGGTAATGATATATCTGCTTCATTTTTTGTTATAGTAAAGTTTGTACTAGCATATGGTCTAAATCTTTCTATGTTGTTGTCTGTTGAAACGTATTTTTCAAAAAATACATATTTTGTAGCAACACTTACAGTTGGTTCTATGAATATGTCAAATAATTCTGGATTGTCAACAACACCGTCATCATCTGAATCGTAGAAACCAACTTTAACTTTTCTGTTATCTTGATAACCATCTGATTCAGTTACTGTATCGACTACTTGCCAATCTAGATTGTAACCTACTGCTGTTGTTGAACTCAACAACAAATTATTTTTTAATATTTTAATAGTGTCTTTTTTAGTTTGTCCAGTTACATAATCGTAAATTTTATCTTGAGAATCATAATGAAATTTATTTTGTGATTCAGATTCGAAAATGTAATCTAATTTTCTGTATGTTACTGTATAAGTTGAACCATCGTTAGTAAAGTTGAACCACCAACTTTGATCTAAATTTGTTCCATCTGTGTTTCCTGCATATGAAAGATCAAATACCGAACTGGTGCTAATATTTGTCGTTGTAATTACTTTCCACGTTGATGTTGTTTCGTCATATCTAATTGCAAAATTTTCATATGCATTTATTCTGTCTTGTAAATCATTTTTAAGTGTAACACCTAATACTGTTGTTAATGTTGGAATTACCTTAGATACAACTGCACCATCTGGAATTATATCTGCTAATGTAATAGGACCTTTTCCTGAATCTAAATTTCCTACTCCACCATTTGCACCATCTGTAACTATTTCAGACACTTTTGCCCAGGCTCTATCCTGTGCGTTTGATGTTCCTGCTGTAACAAGTTTTCCATTTAAAAATTCTCGTGTATCGGGCGAAGTAAATTTAACTAACGATCCTGATTTTACAAACTTTAAATTACTTGTTGAATATTCTCCAACAACCAACGGTCCTGACGATTTAATATAACCTGTGTTTGTGTTTGTTCCGGTTGTCGTGCTGTTCCAAGTTGCTGTTAACGTAGACAAATCTTTTGTAGCATATTTTAAATAGAAAAATTGTCTTGAGTATGCTTGTTTTAGTTTACTCTCTATCTGTGTGTTAAGAACATTTAAAATATCATTTTTATTTTTAAATGTAAAAGTAAAACTCGGTGTTGACTCTTCTCTGTATAACATTCCGTCATCTGCAAAAACATTTGTGTTTGAATAAGATCCTGAAGGATCCACTACTTCTTTTGCTCTTGATATACCTGATGCTGTTCTGTTTACTGATTTTATTTTAATAATATTTTGTGATGCTGATAAAGGTACAACATTATAGTCTTCTGCTGTTATCATTCTATTTTGAGAATAATAAACTTGTGGTGCTTTTTCTTTAATTGAATCATTTGATTCTGTTTCTGAAGCATTGTATATCGATTGTTCTAAACTTACACTAGCAGTTAAAGTTTGATTTCCTCCATTAGCATCTGTGTAATTAATATTCAATTGAATATTTTTTAAATCAAAAGGTTGTACACTAAATTTTTCATTATCACTTGTTCTGTAATATGCTCTAAATCTTCCTAGGGGAATATTTGCAAAGTTACCATCGCCAAAAACTAAATCAATTTTATCATCGGCTTTTGTTATTACGTTGTAAATGTCTCTAACATCATTTGCTAATGAATTATAGATAGCATTGTTTCCTGATGTGTTTGAAACTTGCGTCCACAATTTGTTTGGCTGACCAAAGTCGTCCATTTGCCATAACCATACATCTGAATTGTTTATATTGGCAGAATCAATTGGCTTAACTAAATTTGTAACTGATTCTGATATTGTAAAATCTTGTTGCTCTAAGGAACCTTGTTTGAATAAACAGAAAAATCCTGTATTTGGGGAAGTGTCGCCTGCACCATCGGTTCTATAACAATAAGTAAAACCACTTCCAGGTACTGGAGTTGGTTCATATATTTCTTCTTTGCCTGATATAGCAGATGAAACAATTTCAAAATTTCTTGTTATGCCACTTACTGATCTACTAAAACCATACATTGGCAAATCTGTATTTTGAGATCTAGAATTATAAACTTCAGTTTGTATTCCACCTATTTTATTAGAGTCTTGTGGACTTCCAAATTTTTGTCCGTCTGTATTGAATGCGTTTAAAATATTGATAAAGTGTTCTCTGTAATTAGGATTTGCAGAATCGTTCCATACTATATTAAGTCCTGCTAAACTTGTTCCAGCACTATCTCTTACATCTTCTGTTGTTGATATAGCACTAAATTTTAATAATCCAATAGCAGGTTTATTTCTGCTTGGATTGTAATTTATTAATCTTGCTAATCTTAATATTGAATTTCTTCTTTCCGCTGTTTCTAGGAAATTTTCTCTTGCATTTAAATCTATTCTAAATGATAGTGATTGTGAAAGATATGCAATTAAATCTAAAAGTGCCACATATTCCGATGATTCAATAAAATCGTTGAAATCATCTGGATAGTTTTCTTGTAGGTAAGAAACCATAGTTCTACGTATAGTTTCAAAGTCGTAACTTTTGAAGTCTGCTTGTTGGAAAGCCGTATAAATTTTACGCCAATCCTCTGCAACTAATAATCTGTTCTGTCGTTCTGTTGTGGCCATATTGCGTCTTTGCAATATTTATAGTAATAGTAATGTGCGTATATTAAGATAGGCGTAAACTTGAATCTTGATTGAACTTGAACGTTAGTTTTTCCGTGATATTGTAAGGAACATACGTTAAACTAGCCTCAATCGCAATTCCATGCTCGTATTCGCTGATTCTGATTTCATCTGCGGCCAAACGAGGATCGGCATTTAATTGATGTGTTATGTCGTCTGCAATTAGTTTTTTAAGTGATTCCGTTAGTGGCTCAAATATTGCATCATATATTATTGTACCAAATTCAGGATTTTCAACTCTTTCGCCCTTACGCACAGACAATCTGTTAATTAAATCTTGTTTAATCAACTCAAAATCGTACAATTTGTAGTTTGAGTTTTCTGATCGAGAACTGAATCCTTTAAAAACCTGTCCCTTTGCTTTATTTGTTATGTTGTTGTTATACGCCATTAAAATCCAAATCTTTTTCCTATGCTTCTTCCTATCGAACCAATTTTACTTTTAAATGTATTTACGAAACCTCCAACCCTAGTCATACCACCTGGTGTCCAAGTTGGCTTACCTAAGAAGGCAGTTTTTACATTATTAACCACACTACTAATTTGAGTGATGGCAGTTACCTGTCCACCTACAACATTTTTGTAAGTGTTCTTAACAATATTTACACCTGATATTGTGTCTCCGTGTAATGCTTGTCCTCTGCTTAATACTTTGTTAGACGAAACTAACGAGTTAAGTGTATTTGATACTGTTGTTGAACCCTGTATTATTTCAGATAGATTTCCAGACTTTAATGCGTTGACTGTTCCTTTTACATTTTTTGCAAGACCGTCTGCAAAAAGTACTCCATCTTTTCCAATTTTTATACCTTTAGCAAGATTTAAATTATCAGTGGTAATGTTTTCAATTGATTTGTTAACCATTTCATTTATCGAAGCACCTGTTGATATTAATTCATTAACTTTACTGAAAGGTCCATTATCTTTCAAGTTGTAAAGTTTTGTGTATTTCTGTGCAAACTCATTTGAAATCATTCTTATTTTTTCAACATCACCGTTCAATAAATTATTTTTAGATAGATGTTCTTTAAGATCTGATTCAAATTGCATTGTTCTTATTGCTAAATTGTTACTCTGCCTATTTGTGTGAGCAACGTGTTCTGCTGTTCCTATTGTATTCATATTGACAGTTGGTTCGTGTCCGACAGTGGCAACAACTTGATCAAAGTGATATTGGAAAGGTTCGTGTGTTGTCATTCTCATACCTGACATTGTGATATTTCCGTCATCTGTTACTTCAATAGGTCCTGTTGTATATTTGTTCGAAGGTAAAACATCATCTATCATCTCTCTTTTGGTTCCTGTACCAGAAGGATCATTGAATGCCGTTCTTTTCATTGTTGAAACAATACTCGGCATTGGTGGTATTGAATTAAAATGAACTTGTGAACCTGCTAAATGAATTTGTCCTCCTGCATGATGTTGTTGACCGCCTGCTCCAAAAGATATAATAGGGCCTCCGGCTTTTTGTGTTATAGCACCTCCGGTTGCTTGTAATTGTATATCTCCATCTGCGTGTTGTTGAATTACTCCTCCATCTAGTACTAATCTAGATAAAGCACTCATTTTGATTTCGTTTCTAGAAAAGAAATTAATATTAGAATCACTGTGAAAATTCATATCTCCCATTGATCTGAAACTAATTGCGTTTGCTGAAAATACATCAACACTTCCGTTGGCTGATAATTCTACCCAAGCATTTCCGGTTGCGTTTCCAATATAAATTGATCCTGCTGTGTCGTGTAATAAAATTTGGTGTCCGCTACCTGAACGTAATCTAACAAGTTTGTTATTTCCTAATATATCTCCATCGTCCATTGTAAAAGTATGTCCTGCTAACCTACTGTTTTGCGTATTTTGTTTTGATTCTCGTGGGCCTAACTGATCAACATTTGATGTTGGATCTATAGGACCCGGAGTGCTCATACCAAACACTCTGCTTGGCGATTCTCTTCTAGCAGACGATGATGTTGTTCC